TCTGGAATAGACGTTAAATAAATGTCTGTAACTATTCCAGTTGAGGCAAAATTTGGTATATTCTTATCAAGAATTGTTGTGTATGTTGTAAGACCTATTTCATAAGACCCATTTAAATTGGAAACTTGAGTAGATAATCCGGATATATTGATATTATCTCTGTTTTTAAAGACATGATATGGTGAAATATAGACTTTTACTTGATTTCCACCTTGCCATTCAATAAGAGAGTCAGTATAAGAATTTACTGTAGTGTTGACATCAACAATATCTCTTCCTGTTATTTCGGATATTTCTGCACTAATTCCTCCTCCACCACTCTTAGTGTCATCAAAAATTATTGAATCTCCTACAGCATAATCTGATCCAGATTTAACAATTTCAAGTGCAGACACACTCCCAGAAGACACCGATTCTACTAAAGTTTTTTGTTCTATTATTTCATTTGATTCAGTAATAAAGTCATTATCGGCATATTGATCGTTTACTTTATATGGTAAAGTATTTCTAATTAGTTTAGAATTATTAAAATCAAAAGATTGGTCTAATTCAATATTTTCTTCTAGATATGGAGATCTATATTCATTTCCAATAAAATATGGAAACTTACTTACAATTTCTCCATCAAGATTGTTTTCAGTAGTGGCAAAATAAGCATAAACTCCATCAGGAAAATCTTTGGTTTTTCCAAATCTTCCATTGTATTGATCTAAGTCTCCATTTCCAGTATATTTGTAATCTTCAACAAAATATCCATATGGAAAATCTGTGGTTGATGGTCTATTTTCTAAGTCAACTAAAGAATATCCGGGTTGTAGTTGTTTTATAGAAGAATTGATATTATTTGAATCGGTGTATCCAAAAGATCCATAAATTGGGTTTCCATCATATGCCCACCCAATAATATCCGAATGCTGCCCGGATAAATCGCCATTATCACTAAAGTTAGTTTTTATATTTTGATAATATCCAATAACCGCATACTGCAACCCACTATGATTTTCAATTAGCACTTCGCTCGATGGATTTCTATAAAATTCATTTTGAATTCCATATTTGAAAGAATTGTTGAGAGTAAGTGCTCTAACATTTACTCTCAATACTTCATCCTTTCCTGCAGATACGACTTTAATCTTAGTATTTGTTGAAGTATATCCTACTCCAGAATTGACAACAATTACATCTGTTATCCTATTGTCAGAAACCACAGGTCTAAGAATAGCACCTATTCCACTACCACTAATAACTAAATCTGGTGTGGAATAATATTCTAGTCCACCATATAAAACTTGTACGTCAGTTATTCTTCCATTTGTAATTGTCGGTCTAAGTTGAGCATTTTTTCCATTCTTAATGGTAACTTGGGGTCTTTTGTGGACGTTTAGTGTCGTTGTACCATAATCGGAACCCTTATCATAAACATAAATTTCAGAAATTTTACCTCTAACAATTGGGGTTGCGTTAATAACTCCTCTAACTTGAGTACTTCCTAATCCAACAGATGAGTACTCTACTGACAGAGAAATATTTGGATATTTGAATATTTGATATCCGCTTCCTATCGAATTAAATTTTACATAGTTTTTTCTTTGATAATTTGAAGTATCGGTGCCGCCTACTCCTGCATTACAGAGTCTGAATGTATCTGAATCCAGTTTCAAAACTACATAATTGTTGGATGTCGATAACCCAGAGATTGGTGCGGTATCATAGTCATAAGAAATAATTTCACCATCACCAAATCCATGATTTTTAAAACTAATTGTGTTGTTATACGTGGATACTCCTACCGGAGATACTCTTAAAACTCTGTTTGCATATCCAGATCCACTATCGATTACTGAAATTCCAGTAAGTTTATTTTTAGGTTCAGTTTTAAATTTCTGAACACCAGAATTTCCCACAGTAGTAAATCCTACTGTATTGACACCAACATTATAATCAGAAAGTGATTGATATAATTTAATTGTCCTATCATTTACAACCTTAGTATAATATGTTGCACCACTTATTAGAGTTTTTGATTGGTCTAGATTAGATCCATTAAATGTGCCGACTCCAATGGCAGAATTAAAGTTACTATTATATACAATTGGTTGCCCATTAGATAAATTATGTGTCGATGCAAATGAAATTCTATCATTGATAGTATCTAATCCACCGCCGTTGGAAGTTGATCTTGCATCAAATTCCAATTCTCTTGCATACTTTTCAATAATTGGTTTAAAGCTAGCTCCAGACCCATTGCCGCCGGTAAGAGCAATTGAGACGATAACATCAATATCAAAATCTTGCGGGTCAACAAATATTTTTTCGATAGATCCAATTATTACTGGTTGAATGAGTGCAGATCCATAAGATAATTCTAAGCGAGGGGGATTGATTACATCAAATTCGCTACCGCCATTTAAAACATCAATATTTTCGATTGGACCATAATAAATCTTATCGTTTGTTTTAAAGTTGTATATTTCAACACCATTTTTTAACATTCCAACTGGACCTGGAAGTGTGGTATGAGTTTCATTGCTTCCCAACTCAGGATTTAGTTTAAATTTTCTAAATGTTTTTTGTCCAGAAATTTTATTTGATCTTTGAGAATACAATGTAAAATTGTGAGTCCCTGTTGGTGTTGATGATTCTCCCGCTCCAAAATAAACAAAGTCGCCATTTCCAACTACAGGACCACTTAAGTATAATTTGACTTGTCTTTTATTGCTTAATACTTCAACAAAATAACTTCCTTCCTCTAATCCAGCAATAGGATTATCTGCAGAATAAAAAACCCTATCTCCCGTTATGAAAGAAACTTCCGTATTAAAATCAATTATTGAATATGATTCATTACTAGCATCATATCCAGTTAATTCAAAAACATCATATCCAAAAACATCAACTTGTATTTCATATGATGGTAAAGAATTCGATGCAACGTATAAGTTATCGGGTCTTTCAACATAAACATTTTGAACATCAGATATTATTTTATTGTTTCCAAAATCAATTGGAACAATCGAAGATGATGCTTTATTAAGAATTCTTCTAATATCATATTTGTCTAAAGGATTTAATAAAGATGTACTTACATTAATAGTAACAGTATTTGCTGAAATTAAACTAACATTTGCATTTTCAAATCCAGTGACTACGATTTCTGTATTTCTTCTTAAAATTTCAACGGCATCTCCTACTTTTAAGCTTGATGAATCTATATCAGATTTAGTTGTTACAGTATTTCCTACAAAGGAATCAATCTGATATCTTGAACTTGTATTATAAATCCAAGAATTTGCAAATATCTCTTTGGTTGTGTTGCCCTGCTCTATTACTTCTCCAAGATTTTTTGGATAGATGATGTCATTATCCAATAATTCATAATTTGTAGTTTCAATGTTGAGATTGGATAATACTCCAGTAATTCTAAATTCTACCTTTTTAGATAAATCTCCATCTTCATATCCATAGTAAGTTTCATTTGAAATTAAGAATGATGTTTTTGGTATCGTTATTGAAGATGTGGATTTTACATAACATCCCAAAAATTGGTTTACACTTTTATCAGAATAAACAATTTCATAAGACCCAAAAAAGATGCTTCCGGAATTTTCAAATCCGATTGTAGAATCAACACTGATAACGGTTGTTCCAGCATCTAACGGAGTTACAGTTACTTCTTCAACAACTTTTGTATTTGGTGTGATTGAAAATGTTCCAGTAACGTTAGGATAGGTATCATCGTATCCAACAAAAAAATTAAGTTTATAATAAGTTATACCATTTCTAGTGATGGTTTCTACTTCAGATACGGCAGCAGTAGTGCCAGTTTCATCCGTTGATTTATAAATTGTTTGACCAACCAACTTAGTTGGATTTCCAGAAATATTACTTATGATTGCAACATCTCTTCTAATATATCCGGCATCTGATGGTTTAATTAAGAATTGTTCAAGATCAATTACACTTGGAGTTTCTCCATACAAGACATTGAATAAAATTCTAAAAGATTCTGCAGTTCCTTTGGATTCGTATAATGTCCTCGCTTCTTTTATAAAATTCCCAGCATTAATGTCTTCTGTAAAATTAAGACCTTCTAGTCCAGGAGTTAGGTTAAACTTTATTTTTTTATAAAATTCTTGTAAAAATAAAGAACTAAGATTTTGTACAGAAGCTCCCGAGGTATGTGAATCTGCAGAAGACTCGCTAAAAACTAGTTCGCTGTATTGTAAGTCTTTATGATAATTTGTAACTCCACTAAATCCTCTTACGCAACCTGTAAAAGTATTTCCTGACAAATCTGTATATGTAATAATTTCATCATCAATTTTTAAAAGACCATATTTTGCAGGAAATCCTTTAGTATTTGATACAGTAATAGATGTTGACGATGAAGTAATATCTCCTACAAGAGTTGTATATCCAGAAACTACCTCCTGAGTAAGATTATCAAGGTTTATATACTGATCCAGATTCTCAGCAATATCTACAGGACCACCCTGATATTCTTGGGAGATATAATACTGTTTTAAAAACTCTGCAGCCTTTGGACTTTCATCTAAGATAAACTCTGGAAGTTGACTGTCGATTATTTGTTGTATTTTTACCCTAGACTCAAAACCCGTTTGTATCATATTACGACCTCATTAATTTTCCGTTTGAATAGCTTGAACGATAAGAATTTTTTGTGAAAACAACGCCAGATATATCTTCTCCAGATGCAATTGTATCCTTTACCATATTTATTTCACTTTCTGAAACATCAAATGATATATAAAGGTCCTTAAGACCAACTACATCATTTGACTCTGGATATGCTTGAATTTCTATTAAATCGTTTGATAAATCAGTATTTGTAATTGTAATGGTATTGAGAGTTATCTCACCATTTTTATAATTTACAATGCCAGCAGACTGTACGACAATAAAAGGAGATAATGATGTTGTAGCGGCACCGACTCCAGAAGATTTGATTGGTTTTACAATTGAAATTACACCAGTAATCCCATCATCATTTGGAGTATCCGTCAAATATACGGTATCTGGTTCATCTTTGATATTAAATCCAGTGGATTTGATATTATATCCAATTTTGTTGGATTTTTCATTAATGTGAAATTGATTACCAAAACATATTTCATACTGTGCTGGACGATTTATTAATGCTTTCAAATCTCTTCTAATTCTAACTCTGGTAATATTTGAGGTAATTGCTGTATCCGTATTGTCAATTACCTGAAGTAATTTACTATACTTAAATCTTCCCCCAAATTTGTTTAAGTCTACAGATTGAGAGTATTTGTTAAGGGAATTAGTTACTCTTGTTTTTAAATCGGAAACGCTTCCAACTTGGTTGTAATTATAATAAACATAAGATTCAACTTCAACGTAGAGTATTTTAAGATCAACTATCTTGGGGCGTATTCCAGAAACACTATATTGAGTTAATTTGGAAAGTATTTGCTCTTTGTCAAAATCCGAAACGAATGTGCCATTTTTTGGTTTGATGCTAATTGACACAGATCCATACTCTGGAGGACTTAACTCTTCTCCCCCCACAACAGAAACTGATTCTGCATTTCTATAAATCTTAGATTTAATAATCGATTCATAATCACTTGCAGTTACTGCTCTATACTGTGAAGAATATAGTCGTGGAGCAAAATAACGAATCGAATCAATAGTTTCTATCTCAGATCCATTTTGAGCACTTTGATTTGTGGTAACAGTGATTGTATTCGTTACAACAACATTTCTATCATCGGCATCTTTAAATGACCCGGCAAATGAAAATGTATCGGCACCATTTCCATCTTTACCACTTGTTACAATGTAATTTGCAGTAATCACTGCAGAGTTTTCAAGTTTTTTACCAAATCTACCATCTCCAAAAAGAAGTTGGTATTTTTCATCTTGAACCTCTTGGATTAAAAAGACTTCTGAATTTGAGTTTACTTCAAAAATATTATCTACTAGAGAGTATAAAGAACCGAGTCCGCTATCACTCAATCCTTTCACATATACTCTAATTGTTGAGGTATCGATAAAAGAATTATCTAATATAAATTTTTGGTCTAATGATGCATTTACAGTAAATTTCTTTGTTAAGAATGTTCCTTCTCGAATTATAATATTATTAAATGAAGCAACACCATTTACAACAGGAACTGTAATACTTTCTGGAATTGAAAATACATATGAAGATCCTCTCACAAGACCTGTGCATACAAGACCCGCTTGTAGTGTGACTGACGGAGTATAAACGGGAGTGCCGTCTTGCAATATTTGATCTGGATCTACGGTTATACTGAATGAAACCGTTGCACTAGCAGCATTTCTTGAATAAGGAACGTATCCAATATTCCTAGACAAAGAAACGACATTTTCTCTTACAGTTGCAGAATCCAAAAAGGATTCGTTGACAATCATGTTAGAGTTAAATGCCGTAATGTAGGTATTATACGCTAACGTATCAATTAAAACAGAAAAATTAGATCCTTCAAAATCAAAGTCCGTAAATGTAGAGTTAGCACGGAGATAATCTTTGATTGAAGTTTTTATCTGATCGAAATCTAGATTTGTAAATTGAGTAAAAGGCATTTTATCTTGTTGCCTCTAATATGAATGAAAACTGTTGTGTTGGTACTTCTTGCCCAATAATATCAAAAATTACAGTCACTTCAAATTCATTTGTATCTGGACTTGGATTGACTTCAATATCCACATTATCAACTCTAGGCTCATAATTGGAAATTGTATTGATAATTTGCTCTCTAATTACAGATGCTGTTGCAAAATCAACAAAATCAAACAAGCTAGAACGAACATCAGATCCCAAATTTGGATTAAAAAATCTTTCGTTTGGAATTGTTTCTACAAGGTTGCGAATAGAGCGAGTAATCGCATTTTGATTTTTCAAAATTGGCAGGTCTTTTGTCACTGGATGTGGATCAAAAGACAGACTAATATCCTTAAATGATCTAGATATTCGTGTGACTGCCATTGGATATGAAATTTCTTGGATTATTTATGTTTATTTCCAGGAAGAACCATATCCAGGTTCAGTGCCATATTCCCAATCATCATAATCTTCATCATTGCGAATTTTTTCATGCAATTCTTGTTGTTTTTTTAAGTCATGCTTGGGTGCTAAATCGTGCATAACCTCTTGAATGACTCTTTTTGGTGATACGGTATCATAATCTGTAATCAGGCGGGTAGTGCCCCACATTTCTCTCATATAATTTGAATCACGATCGACTGGTAAATTTGACATTTTAGCTCCTGTTTTAAAAATAAAACAGAACTTTTATAAAGGAGGTTGCTATCTCCTTATTTCTATTTAACGATCGACTTCACGTAGAGAATAATTGTCAGAATTGAGGTATTTTAACATTTCTAGAGCGATTAATTTAGGATTTCCTTCCCCACAAGTATAAACATCTACCGCAATACAACCTTCCTCTGGCCAAGTGTGGCAGGAAACATGACTTTCCGCAAGTGCAATGACTACCGTGCATCCCTGTGGAATGAAACAATGTGAGAAAATATTTAAAATCGTCATATTGGCACGTTTTATACCTTTCACCATTGCTTCTTGGAGAGAAGTTACATCATTAATGATATCAAATTTTACATCATACACCTCTAAAAGTAGGTGTCTGCCCATCGAAAACTGTTTCAATTCATTTTGCGGTAAAAATTTATTTATTTTATATAAAAACCTTTACGATGATAGTCATTGTCTTCAATGAATTTCATATTTTTGATTTTTTTATCGTCCCAAAAAAGAGTTTATTATAAACCCAAAGATCTGATGAATTTATAGTATTCCATTCATCATTTCCATCTAAATGATACATCTTGGTTGATTATCCTTTCCCTTGCCCTCTGTATTTTTTACGAGCTTTATTGCGAGAAGACGCTGCATACTTGGTATTAGACCCACATCCTTGCCGAGTATTCTTTGGATGAGACTCGATGATTTTATTGCCGCTGAGTGATTTTTTAATTGCCATTAATCTAATTCTCCAATAATTTCTGTTTCAATATCTTCAGGGCGTGGAGAACCTGTCTGATAATATTCAATCGACAGATCCTCCATTACATTGAAATATTCTTCTTCAGTGAGTGAGGAATAAATCTTTCTTCCCTTGCAGATGATGTTATACGTTTCCTCTGCCATTTTCTCAGATGATTCTTGTTTTTTCATGCCCAACACGAATGCGTGGATCGCACCAGATTTCAAATCCTGCCTCCTTTGCATCCAGACAGAAAGATACGTCCTCACCGCACATATCCTGCACTTCTCCTGATTCGAAAACCTGCATCTTTGGTGCGAACCAAGGATACTTCATTTCAGAGTGCTCAAAGACACCGTGCTTAATCAGCAACCAACCAAAACCTGCATAATCCACAGTGAATGGTTTACGACGCTTTGAGATGCTCTCAACGGTTTCATGATTCATCACACCACCATTGTTTCTAAAGTCATCTTCTTCCATCCAATGAGCAACCGAAGTTGTGTGACCATCTTCTGTTGCATACCAACCAGAAGCAATATCTTTGTCCATTAGCACCAGTTGCCAGAATTTTTCAGTGTTGAATACAATGTCAGAATCAATCCACAACTGCCAATCATAATTCAGTTTACCATCCCATGGTACCTGATCTGGTCCACGTAATACGTTTGCACCAAGACACTTGCAACGGGCAAAGTTGACCATTGAAGAGTAGTCCTGTGAGATTTGAATGCTTGCCCCGCTCTGCACCAAATCAAAACAGAGTTGCACAAAGTTTTTCAGATAGGTATATGAAACACCCCGTCCAGGAAGACAAAAGACAATGGATTTCCCTCTTACCATTTCTCTTGCGAGATTATAATCCCATTCCTCTGTTACTGTTTGAGTGACGGGCGATTTTGCTTTTACCGTAAATCCTTTAGCCATAATAGAAAGTAGTTACTTCAGTATCATACAACATTATGTATTCAATGTCAATCTTCCTTTCTTTCAGATAGAATAATATCATTACCATCTAAAGTAAAAGAAATCTCAGTATCTTCATACCAAGAAAGTTCATTCATAATCTCACCTGGAATTTTGATGTAATAATCACCGCTAACTGGATCAACCTCTATGGTCTCAAAAATTTCCCCGGAATTTTTTTTCATATGTGTAAAACAAACAACCTTTTTCGTTTTTATATATGGCAAAAAAATTTTTAATCTTCAATGTAATAATTAGCTTGCTTCCGTAACACTTTGTAGGTTACAGGGACCCATCGATTTTATATACGGGGGGTTTAACCTTTATAATATTATAACACGCCGCCCGACGGGGCGGGCATAAATCCCGGACCCCTGCCAAACACGCACGAATGACTGCCGACGCACGAATGACTCAGAAGCGGGCAGCGAGCGGCGAATGACCCACCCGATTCAGCAGGCGGTCACGGGCAGCAGCGATACGGTCAGCACGTGCCTGCTCTGCAAAGCGGCGGGCGTTGGCGTCCTTATCACCGACCCATTGACGCCCCAACCCAACGACGGGGGTAATGGTGAAGGCACGACCCGAACCAGCACTGCCATTCACGGGGCACGTGCCTTTCAGTGCGCCGTCACCTTTGGCGATTTGTCCTTTGGTCTGGCGGGCGTTGGGGCGAAGCATGGGGGTTGGTTGCGGTTGAGAGTATTGTAGCAGGTCGGGGTCACCCCCACTGCGCCTGACGAACGTCGTTACGGTGTGCCTCAGCATACTGGGCAGCGATGGTGGCAGCAGGCACTCCCCAGTGAATGTAGGGGGAAGGGCGGGAACCGTTCTTCAACTGGTCAGCGCGGGAGATCCATTTGATTTGACGGGTCTCCAGGTCAGAGCACATGGCAAGGGGGAAGCGCATCGGTCGGTGTCGGTTGCTTTGGTATTGTAGCAGGTCGGGGGGTCAGCGCCACCCCAGGAAGGTGGCAGGGTTGCCATACTCCCCAATCACGACCCCGTTGCAGCGGACCTCGGCGTAACCATACTCCTCAGACAGCGAGTAGCACATATCCCAGGCACGCTCCTCATCGGTCGTGTGATTCTCCCAGGGGGCAGAGGGGCAGATAACGTCGTAGCGGGTCATGGGTCGTTTGCTTTGGTTCCCATAGTGTAGACCCCCCACCCGACGAATCAGGCAGGGGGTGGACGGTTTTAGAATTGGATCGCTTCAAAGTGGGCAGCGGCATCAGCGATGTTCTCCTGTTCGACCTCAGCGGTCAGAGTCTCCAGGATCTCCAGGATCTGGGTGCCGTTGGTGCCACGGCGGAGCAGGGAGATGGCAAGGTCAGCGGTCATGATGTCGGGGGGTGTGGGGTGAGAGTATTGTAGCAGGTCAGGCGGCAACCAAAACGTCGTTCTCCCAACGGGCAAAGCTCAGCACCTCATCATAGATGCGGTCAGCGACCTGCTCAACGTGCTGGCGCTCTGCCTTCAGAATCGCTGCCTTGCACTGAGCGGCAATCTCATCGATGGTATAGAGAGCGCGGTCGGTGGCGGGGTTGTAGCGCATGGGTCGTTTGCGGTTGACTTGTTAAGTGTAAGGGGTCGGGTGGGGTCTCAGGGGGCAGGGTGTGCCACCTGGTGGATTGTCACATCCTATCAGAAATCGGCATAATCAATCTGCACATAATCAGTAGGAGAATTGGGGCGCCCCTTAACATGAGTACGAATTTCGCCGTGAATCACAGTGATGCAATCAGCATCCGAAACATGTACTTTCAGAGAAGCAAATCCATTATTGTTCTTACCAGTCTTGGTGACAGTATCATTAAACCCAGTGTCAGGATGTTGTGCCTTGCTCAGATCGACAATGCAAGCAAATCCACTGGGGAAGATATTGCCAACCTGCTCAAGTTTCACACAGAAAATCTTATCAACCTTAGACTTAGAATGGTTGTTTCCAGTAGCAAACTGAGCGGGATCTTTGCCCAAAGAAAGTTTATTCTCAATCTCACCATTCAGGCACTTGGCATCGTAACCAACTGCCTCCTCTTTAATATAATCAAGACCCATCTCCTTTGCTTGACTGGCAAGCGAAGGATTGAAGATAGGGGCAAGAAACTTAGTTTTATCTACAGTAGTATTGCCACCAATGCCAAAGAAATCATCCAGGTTGCTATCTTCTCCCTCAGTAAGAATGAGCAATGCATTATCAAGTTTAGCAGTCGTGCGCTTGATTGCACCGGGAAGAATCTTTTTCAGCACATCTGCTTGCTGTTGAGTGGTAGGAAGAGGAGATGCTACGGTCATGGGAATTAATTGGTGTGAGGGGTCTTTTGCCCCCCGTTGAAACTACTATAAGGGGTCAGGGTGTCAGGTCTACGGGGTGTGGTTGCCACCTATTCAACTGGCACACTGAAAGCGACCGCTGTTGAAATTATGATAGGAGAATGCCTCACGATTCACCAACTTAAACATACCAAACTCATTGGTGAGTACGTAACCTTCAGAGTCGATTCTCTCCTGCCCGATGTAAGCGGCAGGACCATCATTGCGGCACAGATAGAGACAATCTGCCTTGATCGATTTCACCAGTGCCCACAATCCCAGCAGGTTAGGATCGCAGTCGAATTCAGTATTCACAACAGGACGATTCTCACGGATGCAGGCATTCAGTTGCTGTTTAATCTTTGCCGCTTCTTTATCAGTTGCAAAGGTCACAGCGGTTGCCATTTGACGGGCAAACTTGCAGACTTCCTCTACATCAGCGAAGGACGTTTGACCGTGCTGAATGTATGCTTGAGGTTGCACGAACTTCACCGTCTCAGTATCATTCCAGATGCTACGATCGGGGAATGCTTGAGCGTCACGAAGATCGCTCTCAGCATAATAGCAAGTGTGCGGTGCAATGATAATTTGCTGAGAAACTACCTCAGGAAACTTGTAAGTGATCGTGTTGGGAGTATACTCATCACTACCACCAAACCCAATAAAATCACCTTGGTAGATAGTATCGAAGCGAGGCAGATAATCAAAGCAAGCGTGAAGAATACGCGCAACTTCACCCTGATAGAATGAATCAATTTCTTCATGATTGTGAGCAATACGAATCTTTTTCTTGTTAAAGACTGCTTTGGTTCCTACAAAGAACTCACCGTTAGCAGGATTCACACCCCAGACAATCGCAGGGGCGCCATCAATCTTGACGCTCAAGTTGCCAGGATTCACGAACCAATCCAGGGCAGAAAGGTCACCCGTGAGAATAGAATCTTCGGGGTGCTCAAGGTGGGTGTTTTTCATGCTTTTAGTATTGCAGGGATTGGTGCCGATTGCAAGGGGGTGTGTGCCACTCTCTCAACTGGCACACGAGCAGCCGACTTGAGTATAAAAAAAGGGGAGCATATTGCCCCCCGATTCTTTATGCAAACATGAAACCATTGCTGAAATCGTATTCATTGTAGACAGGAGAAGTTCCTGCCTGCCCGATGAACTTGTGGACGAACCACTTAAAGTTTTTTTGAAACACACATTCACCCTTGATTCCGTGCTCTTTGAGAATCGCATTCAGACGCGATTTGGTGGTCACAGACTGCCATCCACCGTCAAAGATTTGCACGAAGTTGTCACCAATGGTAGCAATGTGATTGCCGAAAAGAAACACTTTCGACTCGTTAGTTTCAGCGTCAAAGGTAACCTCAGTGTTGCCAGACTTCCAATTGCGGGAGTCACGAATGGCAGCATTCATCTGGGATTCAATCTTACGCATTTGGGGGTTTCCCTCTCAACAAATGTAGTATGGACCAGATCGGGGGGAATCGCAACCCCCCTTGTGCCACTTGTTCAACTGTCCTCCAGCAGGTCGGGATAGTAAGACTCAACCTCCGAAATCAGTTCCTCATCAGTATAACTGGTGAGATT